GAACATGGGTAAACGCTGTAATTTAGATTGCGGGTATTGTCCTGCTGAGATTCACGATAACTTTAGCCCACATACACCCTTGCAAACATTTAAAGATGCAATAGATAAGTTGGTAGAAATAGGCAAGCCTGTAAGATTAAGTTTTACAGGAGGCGAACCGTGTGTGCATCCTAATATTAAAGAAATATTAGCATACGCCCGAGATAAAGTTGACTGGATTAATGTAACAACAAACGGAACATTACCTTATACCTTTTATGAAAGTTTACCAGTAAATCATTATGTATTCAGTATACACTTTGATAACGAAGTAGTTGATAAAGTAATTAATAATGTTTTAATTTGGGCGCAGGCAAACGAAGTTGATAACTTACCGTTTCAACTTAACATAATGGCACACCATGAATACATGGATAAAGTAAGACATGCTACTACTGTATTTGACGGACACTGTATTCCATATGTAATTAGACGCATACGCTGGACAGAAGCCGATAATAGAGATTGGTTTGATGACATGCGTTATGATCCAAAAGATTTAGAGTGGATACTCAATCAAGCATCAACAGTAAAGCCTAATGTTATTATCGACGACAAAGAAGAAATGCATGCCAATGATGTTATTAAACACAAACTAAATGAGTTCGAAGGTTGGAAATGTAATGCAGGTATTGAAAGTTTAATGATCAACTGGGACGGCGAAGTACATAGGGCTACATGTAGAGTAGGCGGAAGTCTTGGTAATATATACAACGGAACTTTTGAACATCCTAGTCAGGCTATAGTATGTACACGTAAATGGTGTACTTGTGCTGCAGATATTCCGTTAACTAAAGTAAATGAGCCAGCTCAGGAAATATAGCTGCGGCGTCTAATCCACGGATAGCATCAAGTTTGTTTACATACTCCTTAAAGCCCGGAAGTAAATAACTGTTATCTGCCGAATCCATATGTGCTAACAAGCCTTCCCATTTAGGCCAACCAGATGGATTATGTATCCAAAAATCATCGTCTTGTGTATAATTTTCCCATAGCCATGTTTTAAGTTCTGCAAAACGTTCACGCACTTCTTGTTTGTCTTGTTCTGGTAGTATTGTAATATTAAGAAACGTTGGTATATGTACTAGGTGCATATTAACTAATCCGCCACCCATTTGTACTCCGCCTACTAAACCAATATTCATCTTTTTAAAATTACTGTTTATTTTCCATTTTATAAAATCAGGCATATGTTTGATATTGAATATTTGTACAGCCGTTGCCATACTAATGTGTATGTTGTCTGGAGTGTTATCTAACATATGTAGTGTGCGTTCTACATCAGCAAACTTTGTAGGAAAGCGAATATAATCATCACGTTCAAAACTTGCATCAACACTAACAGCAAATTTAACTTTATGAAACTTTGACCATAGCTCAATTAATTCTTCATCTACAAGCAATCCGTTTGAATTATAACGTAATAGTATTTTATCTTGATAGCCTTGACTAATAATTTCTTTAATAAACAGTTTGTGTTCTTTAATCATTAGAGGCTCGCCTCCAGCAAAGTACACTTGTCTTAGGTTAGGAATTTGTGCATTAATTTCTTTCCAGAATGAATCTTTCTCGTGCCACTTGTTATTAAAAGTTTTACGATCCCATTGCATTTGTCTTTTAACTTCAGGGTGTTGTAATACCGGAATAAGTTTTTTATGGTCCGCAACCCATTTACTTGAATCATGCGGACTACACATTACACACTTAATGTTGCATGTATGTCCTAATCTTAGATCCAAATATTTTAAATTTTCTGGTACAGTACCGTCTTCTTTTGTTTGACGAATAAGTTCAGGAATGTCTACGCCATTATCGTCTCGATGCCAAGTGCCTGTTTCCCAAATACGCTTACTTACAATACCCTGACTTTCTTCTTTAAAACAACCTGTACAACTTGCAGGAATTTCACCGTTAAGCATAGTTGTACGTACACTTTTCATATAGTCGTTGTTCCATGCTTCTAAAGGAGTATGGTTACCAAAGTTTGCAGGTTTGCCGTCTTCCATTTTCACAAGACCTACTTCATGATTATCGCCTGCGCCGCTTGCATTAGATGTGCAACATAATCGCATATCACCATTTGGCCTAGTTGCCATATGTATCCAAGGTAATACACAAAATGTTTCTGTGCCACTTACTTGTGCAATTTCAGCTTGATACTTTTTTAAGTCAGACATTATTTTCCTTAATCATAGTTCAGTATATTCAATAAACTGATCTTTTGGTTTACTAAGTTTGTTAACTCCGCACGTTCTTGCACATGTAATTAGTTTTTCTGAGTTCCAGTACTTGTGCCATACTGTTTGCCAAGCATTAGAATCTATTACATCTTTTATAGAACGATCAAGTCCATTAGTATTTCCTAAATCTGCAATAAGACTAGAGTGCTGTGATTTCATCTTTTCTCTAATATCTTTGGCTAAATCATTAGGGTGTATATAATTATACGGAGTACTTGCTAAAAAACAGCAGGGCATAATATCTCTTTGTGCTGTTATATAAATTTCTTTCTGTTTTAAAACAAAACAGTCTATTTCACTAGCGTCTACTACATCTTTATAATTGTCAATTACATCTTGGGTTATAAGAGTTATGTTACTTCCTGTAGGAGGCTCTAGGTAATATTCAAGTTGACCTTTTTTGTCTAAAACTTCAAACTTACTAGTAGCAACAAATCTTGCACTATCTTTACATGTAAATCTAGCAAAGCCATGTTCCGTTGCTAATGCTTCGCAAGCAAGTTGTTGGTGTTCGTTATGTTTAAATTTTATAAATGCCCATTCTGCTATACCGCCTGCATTAATAAACGCTTTTGCATTTTTTAATACGTTGTCAAAGTCAGTACCAATACGATACAGACTGTGTGTATCTGCTAATCCGTCAATTGCAAAAATAACACAATGTTTACTAGGCAATGCCTTTGCAAGTTTCTTCCACCAGTCTGTACTTCTTGCTCCGCCGTTTGTGTGTATTCTAATCTCTATAGTAGGTTTAACATCAGTTGCATAGCTGCACATTTCTGCTAAATCGTTATTGATGATAGGATCACCAAAGTTTCCACAAAAGTAAAAACTGTTTATTTGGTGTAGTACTTCGCTAGTTAAGATGTGTTTAAAATCATCAATTGTCCAATCTTGATTTTTAATTAATGGATTTTCTAACCCGCCGTGATAGTTTCTACTACACATCGGGCAACTAGCCTGACATCTATTTGTTATTTCTAAATGAATATTTTGTAATTCATTAAATTTAAACATTTTTCTTTTTACCTATAATCATATATCTACTGTATTTAGGCGTTTCTAACTCTCCTTTGTAAAGGACCTGGATGTTAGACATTTTTATAAAATCGTCTACACTAGAGGAACACCTAATATGCTCGTCTAGCTCAAAATAATTATTACTCTGCAATACAATTGTAGCATTATTTGGTTGATTGCTTAGCCACTTGTTGTATTGTTCTTGTGTAATATGCTCGCAACTTGTATTAATAACTACATCAGCATCACTAGTGTGTTCACACATATCCGCTGTTACAGCACTAAATTTGTTGTCATCTAAGTAACGTCTGTTTACAGTGTTTGCTATATCTTCGCACACAGGGTCTATATCAACGCTTGTAATGCGCTGTACAGCAATATTAGAGTTAAAGAGTATACTTGCCAGCACTCCGTTCCAACCACCGTATATGACGATATTTAACGGTCTAACGGGTACAAATTCTAATAGGTTCTCAGCTAACCATACTTTGCTGTTTACTTGCCCTTTCCAAAAACTTTCGAGTGTACGATATGTATCATCACTATCTCGAATAGCATCCATCCAAAATAATACGTCTTGTATATCAACCTTCATCTTGCCACTCTTTGTTTAACTTTTTTATTTCCTTAAAGACTGTTGAATTTATGCCGTGTACATCTAATGTAGAAATTAAGAAATCTAAATCTTTTGGTAAACACTTTCCGCCAAATCCTTGTTTATTATCAAACCCTGGTACATCTAAATATGACTGTTTTGGCTGTACAGCAAGAAACATATCTTTAACAGCATCATAGTTTGCATCAACACTATTTGCTAGGTCGTAAAATGTGTTAGCAAAAGCAATGCGCATTACAGCAAGATTATTTGAAAACATTTTTACAAGCTCTGCTTCTTTTGTAGAGCATGTTACTATATCATAAATGTCATTAAGCCATGTCGGAACTTCACTGTTGCATCCTACAATTAAAGGACGATTAAGACAATCAGTTTCCCAATATCTTTCTCGTAAAAATTCTGGCATGTATATTACACACGGTTTGTTTATTCTTTCACATGTACCGATTGGTAGCGTACTGCGGATTATAACTGTATCTGCTTTTAGTTGTTCTACTTCGCTGATTAATATGTTAATATCAGTGTGTGTATTAGTAGGCATACATACAAATACCGTGTCTGCATTATCTAATATACTTCTATCTGTGTTTAAATTAAGGTCATGTATAATTGTATCATTAGGCAATTTTAATCCTAACATTGTAGCCTTGCCGACGAAGCCGTGCCCTAATATTCCAAATTTCATACTTTCCTCTTTGGTAATTTACTGTCTGCACTACTCATACAACTAGGAGTTATACACAATTTTGGTTCTTTAAATATTTCAAATCCGCCAGTTGTAGTTCCTAATAAATCATCATGACAACTATGACTACGCCTTACCTCAGTATCTCGTATTATGATGCCTTGATACCCTGCATTACATTCCCATCCTTGAAACTTATTAAAGCCAAACGCATTAAACCGTTCTGCTTGATCTATTTCGTATTCGTTTCCTTTAGCATCGTATAGTGCTACTTGAGCAAGGTGTTCTCCGTAGACTTGTTGTGGAAATCCTTGTCGCAAGATTGCGATCTGGTCTTCAGTGTATCCATGTACCACGTGGGAGGCGGTTGGATCGGACTGGGGCTTGAGAGTGACATTAATACCTCTGGCGGCAAATCGTTCCAGGCGTTCATAAAGTTCTTCGAACATTTGCGGCACC